GCTCTCATTTAAAAAGGATCAAAAACATCACTAAATTTTAGGCCTGCTTCTTTACCTCTAGTTGTCGCTGTACCTGTAGTAGCAACTGTAGTATCTTCTTCTCGTCTGGTCTCTCTAACTCCAGTAAGCTTAGCTATTTCTCCTATGAGATTTGCTGCTAAGTCACCAGCAGCCTGCGCAGCCACAGTACTATCAAAAATACCTGCGGTTTGCTCTCCTTGAAATATACTAGCTAATCCTTGTGGGCCGCTAAGTACATCTTGAATAATCTTCTGAACAGCTTCTTCATCAAGCTTAAGCTGTTCTGTTTGAGTACCTGTACCAGTACGTATTTCTGTACCTGCCTCTCTAGTTTTTTTCTTACTTCCGCCTAAGCTCATGATACTCTCCTACTATCTAGTTTTATTTGAGATGAAGAAGCTAAGAAATATACTAAATCATCTTGCTTCTTAACTTCTTTAAATCCTATCTTTCTGCACATATTAGCTATCTTACCTTCTGGACAACTAGTGATTAGACCTGCTGCTTCCGGTACAGCTTCCTTAAAGAACCAATTCATAGCAGCTAAAGTTAATACTCTACTAGCTACTATACTATTCCTAGGGCAGCCTACATGACACTCATATATACTTGCTTCCTGATTGGTATTTACTTTCCATACTACAAATAACATACTATATTGCTTATACTTTAGTATGTAATAAGGGTGTTCAGAATCTTGTATATATTTATATAGGTAAGTTATACCTTCTATAGGCAATACTGCAAGTAGTCGTGGTTCAGATAGTATATCTAAGCATTCGTCCATAGTAGCTAATCTTATTTCAAATCCTCTCATAAGCAATTTCCTTATATATTAAATATAGTATACTGCTTAGTTCTTATATAGTCAGTAAGGGGATTCTAGTATCTTTATAGCTCACGTCCTTGAACATTCCAGTGCAAATGAGTCGATCCTGTTAAGTCGTCTTGTACTATTAATTCAAGTCCTTGTCCAAGAGTTCCGTCTAGTCTTATAATTGCATCATGGTTACTTGCTCCTCCCCAACCTACAATAGCAGTGAATCCTCTTATGCTATTACCTGGCTTAGGAAGTAGAAATCTATGATCAGAGGCTTGTTCTATAATATTTCCGTTATCTTTAAAGTTATGCAGATGTCTAAATGTACCATCTCCGTTATTTACTCTGAGTACGAGACCATTAGTTAATGCAAGTAACCCGCCAAAAGTAGTAAAATCCATGTCTACATTATCTCTCATGTCACATATAATTCTAGTCATATTCCCTTGCTGTAGAGAAAAAAGGAAGTACAGTAAAAATTACAGGAGTAACTGACCCGTCTACATTCATATCATCAGTAGATACAGCAACTAAAGAAGCAGCTGTAGTATATATCCTATTCACAGGAGAATCTAAAGTTATTACATCTCCTACTATAGCAGTAATAGAAGACTGCATAAAGAATGAGCCATTAGTAGAATCGGCAAGTTCCATTATAAGTCCTAAATCAGCAGGAGAAGTTAAACCGTGCCCTGCAGTAAGAGTTATATCTCTAGAGTTTACTACAGTATTGGCTGCAAGCGTAGGATTAGATAATGTCCTTAAGAAAGGTACAGATAAAGTAGGTGAAAGGCTAGTATTACCTATTTCAACCTGTACCCATACAGTACTAGACCAACGATATCTATCTCCTGTATCTGAGTGTTCTAAGATAGCCCCTGCTTCATCAACTGTAGGTACAGGGAAAGCAGCAGTAGAGAGGGTTATAAAGTCAGGGCGCCCGCCTCTTGTAAGCACCGCTTGATCTGTTATATTCTTAGGTATGTTTTCATAGCTCATATTATATTCCAACCATCTTCATCATCGTTAGCTTTAACTGTATAGCTACTCTTAGTACTTATTTTTATACCAAGTGCTCTATCATCCACCAGCTCTAATCCATCTCCTAAAAGGGTAACTTTATTAGCAGGTACTAAATCTATTCTCTTTATATTATATCTAAATCCTTTACCTTCAGATACAGGATGAAGAGTAACAATTATATCTCCAGCCGTAGCATCTACTTCTACTGTACCGTCAGTTACCAGTACAGTATAATCAGCATTCACTGCTGTATTATTTCTTTGCTTAGTTATATAAGCTGCAAAGATAGCATCCGCATCGTCGCTAGATTGAAGTATAGCTTCTAAAGCATTATGGATATCAAGTAGAGCTATATATAAATCATCATCATCTACTTGAGGTATTTGACCTAGACTAAGTTCTGTAAGGGAATTATAAGTATTAGTGGGAGCGCCCATAACTATCTCCTTCCGCCTATAGCGAATCTTATCTGAGCAGTTACTAAATTAAACTTACCTATAAATACTAAAGAATGGTTCTTACCTTCACTTCTAAAGTCATATGATCTAAGGTTATCTACAGATTCTTTAACTGTACCTTCTACACTGGTGAATGTTTTACCATTAAGAGTTACTTGAGAAGACAGGGAGAGAGTAGCAGAGCTTTCTACATTCTCTACTTCTACTCCTAATAATATTAGGTTTCGTGACCTAGTGAACTGTAGCTTACCTAAAATAAGTACTCCGTTACCTGTAGCAATAGCAGAGAAATCTAGTACTTTTACTTCTCCATCAGCTAGAAGGAACGCAATAGACTCTTTACTTATCTCAGTCTGGGAGTTTACATACTCGAACACATCTACATGATTTAGCTTAATTTTACCTAGTTTATTTAGTGCTGTATCAAATATAAGAGCATGAGTAAAGCCAGTAGTAGGTAACCCATAGCTGACTATTACATACCTAGAAGCTACATACTTAATTTTCTTAAGCATAGTAGCAGAAGCAGATAAGTCAGTAATCTCATACAGTTTAGTAGTTTCATTATAATCTTCAAATCTTCTGCCTGCTAGAAAATCTGTTACTTCTGGAAGTATATTCTCTGCTCTCTGAGAAGTAATAGTCTGTAATCCTGCCTTAGAATATACATACTGAACTTTAGCATTAGCTTCATAAGCTATTCTATCTAGATTTATTCCTCCCTTAGAATCATCTACTTCTCGAAACTTAAAAGGAAACTGTACATTACCTGTATAAGTACCAGCTATGACGTTACCAGAAGTGTATATTAATATACCTAGTGTATTGGGAGTAGCAAATAGTATAGCTCCTGCTATGCCCGCTACATTACCTCCTCCTGAGCCAGTTACTTGACTAGGTACAAAATCAGTAGGGTCTATAGTACTACTCCATGCTATAGCTTGATTTGTAAGAGCTACTAGATAACCAGAAGAAGCTACTACCCCTAAGATAGTAGCTATAGCTAGTCCTGTAAATGTCACTGCATCTAATACTTTAGTAACCTCATTAAAATTAAATCCGCCTATACCTGCATAAAAGATATAACTTACACCGTTCACTGTACCTATAGTTACAGAATCTAGAGAGAATCCAGGACCTCCAGTAGCAGGCACAGTAGCAGGTAAGGCTATCCAGACAGAGGAACCGGAAAGTAACGCATATACATTACCTTCTGTATCCCAAGCTAAATATAATCTAGACTTAGCATCTCCATAAACTATTCTTACATCAGAGAAGGAAAGACCTGCAGGAAGACCAGCAAAAGCAAGCACTACAGATAAGAAACCTACTGAATCATAACCATAGCGAGAAGGCATCACATTATGACAGTAAGCAATGCCAGGCCGCTGCTCCTTAGCTGGAGCTTCACCTGCGGTACTGCCTATGATTGTTCTACTCTGCTGCTCAGATAGCATAGGAAACAAACTATCTTGCAAGTTTATAGTATAAAATCTTTGAGCCATAATAATTCCTAGGTATCTTCTTTATCTTTTAGTTGTTTATTAAGAAGTTTCATTTTAATCTTATGTTCGTCTTCTTCTAGTTTAGTTCTTTTCAAATGAGTATAGATTAATACTAGTGACAATATTATACCTATCAAGGTAGCTAACTTTCCTATATCTGCAGGTATCCACTCTAGAAATGTAGCTAAGCCGGAACTCCATGTAACTATAGATACACTGTACGCTACCTTCATATCATTCAGTATCTCACTTAGGGACATAATATATTTCCTTAGTCTATAAGTTCTATATGACACATATCCCAACCATAAGGAATACCATTAATATATTTAGGAGTTCTACGTTTCCACATACCTCCCCACTTAATACTGTATCCTTTACCATACTTAGCGTTTAAAATTGCAGCAGCTTGAAAGTAAGCACAAGCTATGATAGCAAGATGAGCTTCATTCCAGCTAGCCTTTCCATCTACATAAGCATAGAAATCCAGCGCCTTACCATAACCATCCTCTGCTGGCTGATGATTAGACTTACGTACTCTCCCATCGCACTTAGATTTCTTTGCAGTATATAATCCATACTGATCTTCTGCTGTCCTTAGTCCTGCATATTCTGGATGACCATAATCTATAAGAGTAAGAGTAATAGCTAAATCGTCTAGCTCTATTAGCTTAGGGTCTATACCTTCTCTACGCTTAAGAGAGGTAGTGGATAATTTATACATAACTATTATCCTTCTGGTATAAATACATCATGTCCGGCGTAAACTATAGCGCCTCCGAGTTCTAAAACATCATTGGTAGTGAGCGCAACAGAGTCATTAAATATAATTTCCAGCCCTGTTACTGTGCTATCTATTACTAGTCGCTGAGCGAATATTGCCCAATCTCCTTTGTAGATAACAAAGTCCTCAGCTCCATTAATAAACTGTCCGTTAGCTAATGATCCGGCTGCAAGAATAGCTCCTGTACCTACCTTTTTAACGTGTTTAACTGCAAAAATAAGCGTTACCTTCTCGTTTTTAGCTTTAATCAGCGCAGTATCTAGCTGAAATAGAAGAGTTTGAGAACCACCGCTGCTTGTAACAGTTGTCTCAGTAACATCAAAACCAAGCGGTGAGACTCCAGTTCCAGGTACAGGCGTAGTAAATCTAAGCACAGTAATAAATGTTTGACCTGTTGGGTCTTTAACGTTTTTATTATCAATAAATGCAACTGATTTTATCTTAGTGATTGTACTCAATTCCAGCCCTGTTGAAATACTAACTGGAGCCATATGTGTCATTTCAAAATTCTTTAAGTCAGTATAGAATGGTGACGAACCAGAAATTAAATTCTTAAACAACTCTCTTGTACTGTTTAGTTCTGGAGTATGCTGACTAGTAATAAGGTGATTATTAGTGGCAGTTAAAACAAGACCGCCGCCTTCAACCTGATCTACTGTTGTAAAGTCGGTGTTCTCTAGTTGTAGTTTGTGATACCTTGCTCCACTTCTTATATTACTAATAGTACAGTGCTTTGTATTTATAAGATGTAAGACACTATTTAGACCAGCGAAACTTGCACCTTCATTCCATAAGTTATCAAACTCAAAGTGCGTAACATTTTCAAAACTAGCTACTGTTGCTGAGTTGTTAAGCTCCCAATCAATATTAGTAAATTTAACTATCCCAGATAATGCATCGGCTGGATCTAAGCTAGGATCGCCTTTCCATAAGATAGGTTTACCCATACCGGTAATATAGAGACCGTCAAACTCTACTATGCGGGCGCCTCTGAACGCACTTATTAATAAAGGCTCAGCTGTAAAATCAGCATCTAATGCAGGGTCAGCCACTGCACCAGCCGCAAAACCAGTAGTACCTCCTATTCTTGTAGTCTTGAAGTTTGTGTTATAAAGAAACCCTCTTACCGTTAACCCTGTGGACACATCACTTGTCGGACTTAGATCTTCAAAATAACTATGTTCAATAGTATTAAGCTTAAGCCCCTTGCAAGTTTTACCTCGGATAATTGGACCTGTATATTTTAATTTAGATGCTTTAGCAATAGTTAGCGTGTGGTCTGTTGCTGTTGCAGAGTTACCTTCTATTACAGCACCCTTACCACGAATCTTTAAATTAAATATCCAATCAGGGTCTGTTGTTTCACTTCCTAGAAATAATGGCGCATTACTTCGATAAGTTCTACCAGATTCAAACTCTAGCTCTATTTGATTTATTTGCGAACTTTCTAAGCCAGGTGTTGTGTTGGCGCTTTTAATTACTGAGTTATACATAAACTCAAGTACAGAGAAATCGTTAGCTACACCGTTTCCTATAGCGCCTAGCTGTTGCGATTTTAATATCCGACCAAAGTTAAGCACCCACGACTGAGACAGCGTACTATGAGCAACAATAGTAAATCCATTTGCTGTTCCTGTTCCTGCTATTACTTTACCAGCTGCGCCTCCTCCAGCACCAGCTGTTCTTTCTTTGGTGGTTACAACATCACCAACCTCAGAAGATGTATCAGCTTGCCAAATAGCTAACGTATCAGGATTAAGGCGGTCCATTCTACTATCTAAGTCTTTAGTACCTCTAATCCAACCTCTAGAACCATCACCTCCAGTAGGTACAATAACATCTAAGTTATTATCTACAAAGAATCCGGGCGCCTGTCCTGTAATCTCTTGAAAAAAGGCCTCTCCTTCATCACCTTTAGTAATCTGCCCTTGAGAATATAGAGTTACCTCAGTACCTACATAGTCTCTTATAGCTTGATAGTTAGATACAAATATATCAGTATCTCTTACATCTACAAGACCTGTAATAGCTACATAACCTACCGCATAAATCTGATCTCCAGCAGCCAAGGCTACAGTTATAGAAAAAGTAGATATAGTACCTTCTGCCCACTCCACTCCTTCTTTAAGAAGTCTAGCTCCTTTAACACCTAAGGCTACATCAGCAGCAGTAAGTAAGTAAACTGCAAGAGAACCTGTATCTACTACATAAGTAAAGTCTTTTAAAGTGAATAGAGTCTGCCCAGCTACAGCTGTAAGTTTTTCTTCTATTCTTTTTGTATCAGCAGATAACTGTAATAATGTTCTGGGGTTCCAAATATTAGCTTCGCCTGCCATGATATTCTCCTAGCGCATAGCGCTTTCTTAAAAACCTACATCAGACAGAGCTGATAGTCTAAGTTCTGTATATTCTTCTGCTACAAATTCTCTCTGAGCAGCAGCTTCTTCCATCTGACCTATAGATCTAAATATTCTTCTTGCTGCTTCATGTATAATAGCAAAAGGAAACTGCTCTGCTACCCAAGAATTATAAGCTCCTGTTCTTACTATAGGTAATACATAGGCACCAAGTAAAGCTTTAGAGAATTCTACAGAAGCTCTTATCTCTAATACTCTTCCGGCTACATACGCTATATCTACTCTGTTTATATCATAAGAATCAAGTATCTCATCTACAGATATAATATCAATAAACTTACCTACATCATCAAGCTCATCTTCTACTCTTCGGAAGTACTTAAAAGCGCGGAAGTTAGATAAGAGAGTTACATAATCTAAGGACTGCCGGAAGTCAGAGGTAGGGAATTCTATACCAGTTTCAAATATATCTTTAGAATAGAAGTCTGACTTATGAGCCTTAAGGGTAGCTGATTTAATTGCAGATTCAGTCTCAGATACAAGATCTCTGCGATTAGTTATAAGAAATACTTCTTCTTTTAATTCATCAAAAGTCATAAGAGTTAGTTCCTATTTAAGATACTCTAGCTGCTTGTTCAGCAGTTAATGCTACATCGTATATTCTGAAGTTTTTAATGTGGCCGAATAGATATTGGCCTGAGGCTTGCCTTCCTATATCTACGCCCGTAGCTCCAGCTGCGACAACACCTTTAGCATCTTGATCTTCTTGTACGCCATTGAAGTAAAGTGTTTGATTTGCAGAACCGACCGTAAACGTCACTTTAAATACCATATTTGGAATAATAGAAGTTAATCCAAAGCTTTGTGTGCTATGGCGTCCTGTAAGTTTATTACTAGCAGTGTCCACTCTAAGATGTCGTGTATCTCCATCCACATCGTAAATTCTAGCAAAACCTCCCGATACAAAACCTAACTTATCAACCTCAGCACTAACACTATAATCAGCAGTAGATGCAGGAATATTAGCCACATCAATGCTTAGATTGTCTGATGCTCTCGTTACTGCCAATGTGGTTGTTTCAATTCTTGAGGAAGCAAATGGTAAGAGTTCAAGCCCTATATAATCAACTTCAATTTCGTCTCCGCTTATACCTAATCTAAATCCAACTGATGGATTTGCTTGAGTAGTAGTTATTTGAAATCTAGTGTATAGCACAGAATTTAATGAGGAAGTAACATCAGTAAAAGTAGAACCTCCATCATCGGTAATTTCTACTGTACCTGTACCTGTCTTACGTCTTATATCTACTGAAAAAGTATTTTGAGCAGAGACTAAAGTTAGAGGTTGAAATATAACGCCTCCGTTTGAAGTAGCAGTTACAGTTGAAGCTGAATTTATTATACCGTCGGCACCTATAGCATCTTTTAAAGCTATAATGTTCGTAGGCATATATACCGCATTAGATAAATCCCTATTATGCAGAGCCTCATTCTTACTAGTACCTTCAATTAATACACCATTAGTTTCAAATCTAGCAGCATTAGCAGAAGAGTTTTCTACTAACCTTGTTATCCTATTTACGCTAGTTCCTATTCCTGAGCGTGTGAATATAGCAGGCCCTGTACCTCTTATAATATCTAAGTTATCTTCAAGAGGCATAAAGAGAGTAGATAAAGGTATAGGGTATTTAGATGATTGATTCTGATTACTCAGTTTTAGGTTTATACCTAACATAACCGATACTCCTAGAACAACGCTACTATATTAGTAGCAGTAGTAGCAGCTCGCACCTGACTAACTCGTATAGGAATAATAGACCCAGACAGTACATTCTTAAATGTAACTACTGTACTTCCTCCTGCTACATTCTCATGAGCCATAATTACAGCTACATCACCTGACGTACCTATATAAAGTGCACGAGTATATTGAGCTAAATCTGCATCAGCTGGTGTTACTTCTACAGCTTCTCCAGCTGGGTTATCTACACTAGATGCAGAGTAAGTTTGCTTGTCAATAGCCATAATGTATCTCTCTCTTATACTGTATTATAGTAATATCTTAAACTAGGTGACTGGCTTCAAGTTCAGCTTATAAATCACCTAAATTAAGAAATACCTTAATTTGCTACTTGTTTAGAACTTAAAGGATTAATAGCAGCTTCTCCTTTCTGCTTAGTGTTACCCATATTCTTAGTAATGCCTCTAGATGCATCAGCTGCTTCCTGAGCTTTCTTCTCTTCGTGCTCAGCTATAATCTCACGCTTTAATTTCTCCATAGGATCTTTTTCTGCAAAAGACATAAGTTTACCTTTAGTGATTCCAGGTAAGCCTTGTTTAATCTCTGAGTCTAAATACTCAATAACATCTTCATCTTGAGTAAAATATTCAAAACCAGTAAAGATAATTCTTTTACCTGTTTTAGTTACTAAGCGCATAGCTATACGAGCTGAGGTATAATGTTGATACTTAGGTACATCTTTTTCATCTACTTGTGTGTTTTGCTTATCTTGTGATGGTGTATTCATGGGAGTTATCCTAGTGGGTTATAAGAAGCTACCTACACACTGTTAGTATATAGGTAGCATTCTGAGAGGGAAGTGCAGCTAAGCTATAGCTTAGCCTACAGCGGCTGCAGTAAGATTACGAATTATTGAATTAGCTGGAGTGTTCTTAATTACAGTTGTAACTTCTGTAGTAAGAGTACCGCCTACTGCATCAATGCCATTATCTTGAGCCATTTCACCTTTTGTATTAAACTCCTTATTCATAGTCTTACGACCAGCAAGGTAAGCTAAACGGAAGGTAGGTAAGTCTACAGATACTGCCATCTGAGCCCAAATACTATTAGTATTAAAGAGAGGGTGCTCTATAATACGAATCTTACCTCTAGGCAGAGTTAGAGTAGAGAAGTTAAGACCAAAGTTAGTCTGTCCATCTACTAAATGATAAGTACCATTCAGACGACCAATCTCATTAATAACTACCTTAGCTGTACCGCCTACGAACATAACACGTTCATTAGAGCCTTTAGGGTCAGTAGCTTGGTCAAACATATTATCTAAAAAGCCAAGTAACTGAGTCCAATTGGTAGTAGCACCAGCTGTAAAGCTGTTAGTAGCGCCACCAAAGCTAGGAGGATAGAAGCTCGGAGTCTCTATCATATTAATCAAACCGTCCATAGTACGGAAAGGTTGACCATTACGAGTACCCTGCGACTTCTGACCAAAGAAGATAGCTTTCTCAATATCAGCAGCATGGAACGCAGCAGCATCTTGACGACTCTCTGCATCTGTACTTTCACCTGCAATAACCTGAGTAGCGTTAGCTGAACCTGAGATAGCCCAAGTATTACGAAAGATCTGAGTAAAGTTAGTAACACGTACTGGAATAATGTTATTAGCATTAGGACGCGTAGAACTTTCTTCAAATGCAGTACCTACTTGGAATAAATCATCATCATCTAAGAGAGCAGCCGCAGCTACTGTACCTACTGAACGATTAACTGCAATCTGAGTAGTATTGTTTACAGAATTAATGATAATGTTCTCACCGGTACGTTCAACTCGCATCATCATACCAGGAAGTAAGTTAGCTGTAGTATCTACAGTAAATAATACATCAGTAGCAAGAAAGCCTGCTGCTAGATTAATCTTAGCTTCCGGGAAAATCATGGTCTTAGAGAAGAATCCGTGCTCAACTTGCAGAGCAGTTTCAGAAGAAAGCATGGAGGTAAGTCCAAATAAAGGAGCTGTACCGTTAGGCATTAAACGAGTGATCATAGCTGCAAACGACTTCTTAGCTAGATCTTGCGTAAAATTACCAGTATTAAAAATACCGACTGTCATAATATATCTCCTACTAGCACTAGGCTAAGAAGTAAAGTTAAAAAAGTAAAAACTAAAGGTTAGAACAAGTCATGCGCGGTAGTTGAAGTCTTAATCAACTTAAACCAACGAGTAGTCTGAGGAGGTACACTTAAGGTGTTGTTAGCACCAATAGCTGTCATACCTGCACCTACTGCAATAACTACATCAAAAGCACCTGCTTGTGCATTAGTTACTTCAAATATAAAGGTGTCACCGACATCCATCTCAGGAAACTCAGCTTCTACAAGCACAGAAGTAGGTAAAGTATAAATTACATCAGAGGTAAGAGTAGTACCTTGTTGAATACTACCTCCGCTAAGTTCTGCTGTAGTTATAGTTTCATCGGTCTCAGCAGCAAAGTTCTTAACAGAAGGATTACCTACAAACCCGTCTCCTGAGCGTAAAGGCTGACCTAAGCGACCGTCAGCTGAAAATAATACACGTCCAAACATAATGTATCTCCAAGATTAAAATTAAACTTAGTAACTAAAATTAAGGTGTACCCATAAACTTATCCCAATCAGTCCCTTCAGTTGAGTTGTCATTAATAACTTCTTTAGGAGAGAACTCTTCTCCCATAGCCATAATAAACTTCTCTGACATAGTGGTAATTTCAGCGTTTGTTGCATTAGGGTGTTTTTGTAATAACTGAGACTGTATAGCCTCCATTACAGGTTTTACGGCGGGATTGGTAAATAAGGGGTTAGCTGATCTTAGATGATCAGTAGAGGATTGTTTTCTAAGCATTTCAGGTAAGCTAGCAGAGAATTCTTCACGGGCTTTATTTACTGCTTGCTCAGTTAATTTGTTACCTACCATGGTAGATTGTACCATTACTTGCTGTGCTACTTGATTCATGGCTTGAGCAAAAGCTTCTGCAGCTCCTTCTCCGCCAGCGGTTATAGCAGCCATGCTCTCTGGGGTGATTACTTTAGAGAAGTCAGTCTTAGCTACAATTTTCTGTACTGCTTCGGCGGTTAGTTCTACTGGTGCTGGCGGTGCATTAGGGTCTTCTACAATAGGTTTAGTTTCCCACATATCCTTAAACTCAGCAAGGGGGGATTCATCTATTTTTTCAGGAACTACCGGAGTAACAGGAACTACCGGAGCAGTAGGATTATTTGGGTCAACTGCTACTTGTGGTGTAGGGATATTACCTGGAGGAGCTGGCTGTAGCTGTTGTGTAGGAGCTGGCTGTTCTGGTGCTTTGCCGAATATAGTATCAAATAAGCCCATGATAGTTCTCTCTATTGGTTAAGTATTAGGATTAAGTATTAAGGTTATTGTCTTCTTGGTTAGTTATAATTTCTTGTGAAGCAGCAGAGGCGTCAAGTAGATAGTTAAGTATATCTATCTGACCTTTTAAAGAAGCTTCTTCCTGAATAAACTTGCTAGGGTTTTTTACATCAAATTCTAGATGTATCTTTTCTTCAGCTGCTTTAGCTAAAAGATTTTGTATTACTTGCTTCTGAGTTATAGTTAAGATAGAGCCTTGTAAGGCTTCTTCCTCTGTCATATCATAGCAAGCAAATTCATTAGCTATTAAGTATGCCATTATGTGATTTCTCCTGTGGGTGTAGTAGATCCTGCTTCTGGGGGAGTAGGTGTATTAGCTGCAGGATCGTAATTAAATTGTGCTGGTAAAGGTTGAGGCTGTGTAAACTCTGTACCTTTTTCTATAGCTAACTGAGCTAAAGAGTGCCAGCTACCTAAAGCTTGTTCATAAGCTACTTGTTCAGGAGACTTCTCAAACTCTGTAATCTTAGCTCCTTGTGTTTTCATAAAGTAAGAGAACATGGGCCCTATGTTATAAGCTGCACCTATCTGAGGTGAGGTACTAATAGCTTGTAATGCTGTAGCAAAGGACTCGGTGTTAAGTAGCTTAGAAGCAGGAATTAATCCGTCAGATACACGGAATTCCATTACTGCCTTTCTTAATGCTACAGGATCTATCTCTACTTCTATATCCTTATCTCTGTTAAAGACAGTAGTTCCTCCTTGGAACTGAAGAGTATTAATCTTAAGTATATGCTTAATAGGAATAAATACTTGGTACTCAAGTAAGATACTAGCTAACTGATCTCTACCAGCTGCATTTTGCATAACATCTTCAAACTCTGCAAGAGTTCTGTTACCTTTTACAAACTGCCCTTGAGTAGCTTGATTCTGTCCAGCTAACCCATTAGCTAATCCTAAGAGAGCTTGTATCTGCTGCATAGAAGTACCAGCCTGATCTTCTCTATACTCAAAGTGATGTACTGCATCTGATATGTTCTTGCCATAAGCAGCGGGGCGTACTGGTATCTTAGCTGAAGGATTATTACTATTAATGTGAGAGCTAGTTATTCTAGATGGATCATATAATACTCTATCAGATATAGCTCTGCGACGAGAAGCTATAATAGAAGCCATATATGCAGTAGCTAGATGCTGAAAAGGTGCACCATTATCTGCTAGAGATTTAGTCTGATATCCTAGGCCATCTTCTAGAGGCATCCCTATCATTATAGGTAAATAACCGTGAGCATTAGTTTGTAACTCTGCATAGATAATATGCTCGTGATTCACTATGATAAGCTTATATATCTGAGGAGTATTTCTATTAGGTATACTTAAGCTAAACTCAGAAGGCAGTACTTTAGCATATAAGGTAGTTACTTCATAGCCGTCCTTATAATCTATCTTAATATCTGCATTAGATTTAAGACCTGCCCAGCGAAGCCAATTGGTACCTGCTCCTTTAAAGTCTTCTTCTGATATAGCTGGATTGATATTAGGTACATAGAAGTTCATAGCACTTGCATCTTTAGCTCCTGTATTAGCACCTAAGCCAGATTCAAAAGCAGGAACTATATTAGATATGATCTTATGAGGTAAAGCAGCTATGAAGGATTTAAGTTCTATACGAGAGACGAACTCTGTGTACCCTGCAAATTCACCTTTCTTATATACTTCTGCAGGAGATACTCTAGTATCTACAAATGTGTTATAAGGATCTCTTCTACGAATTCTATTACCGCTCCAGATAGTTTCCTTAGGTATACCTCTCTTAAGATCCTTATCCAAATTAGTCTCTATTGAGTAAGTTACTTCTTCTCCCCAATCTACTTCTACTACACCAAAGTTATACTTAAGACCGTCACGAAAGAACATCATTAGCTCACGCGCCCAGCCTCCTCGTACAGAGTTATCTTCTAAGATAGACTCTAATTGTAATGCTTCATCCATAAATCTAGGAGCTGCAACTACTCCAAACAGCGGCTGTCCAGTTAGAAATACTGAAGTCTGATGTACTACAGCTGCTTCTACCTGAGGCATTACTACAGGTATAGTTATATTCTGAAAGCGGGTAGGGTCGAAATTTCTGTTAGCTGACTTTGCTCTTAGATTCTCTTCTGAGCGATCTAGTTCTCTCTGATAGTCTCTATCTACTCTCTCTAAGCGAGAGCGAGTTTCATTACGAGTTACATTTTGTAGGCTTTGTAGACTTCTATAGTATTCTATAAAAGCAAGTTGAGAGTCCTTAGATAAGGCTACGGGTGCGGAGGCTGCCATATTAGATTCCTATAATTAGGTATGTAAGTAAGTGTGTACGGAATGTCCGGCTACCGACGCGGGCTTTCGGGGAAGCTTATCTGCGCGCATGTCTCGTAAAGTACTTTAGTATCGATTAGTGCTACGCACGAATCTCACGAAAGGTACTTGACTTCGCTTAAGCGCCTGCAGATGTCGCTCCGCTGCGCCACTCGGATACGCCGGAATTCCTTGCTGGATTGGTGTCACAAGCAGTGCAGCTAACAAGAAATCCGCCGGGTTAAAAAGGAGAATTAAAATCTGGTACTTCTATAGCATCAAATTCCTGAGACTCTATAATATTTCCTGCTACTACGAATTCACCAAACTCCTGTATTACTCTAGGTGCATAGGTTAGTAGATCTAAGAGTCCATCTGTATTATCTCGCTTAAGCGGATTAAATTGAGTTATCTGTAAATGTACGTCTAGCTTACAGTCAGCATGTACAAATATCTCTCCAGCTGCATAAGCTTTAAACATCTCTATAATACGTATGTTCTTAGCTCTAGAACCAGAATAGATCGGTACACATTCTATACCTTGTATTCCCATCTGCTCACATATAAAATCAAACCAATATAGGAGAGAGTATTGATAAGCATTAGCTTCTACACAGATAAGGCGGCAGTTATGAGTAAGCGCGTAATGTAGAGCTTTCTTAATAGTATCTCCTGGAGAGAATCTACCTTCTTGCATCTGCATCATTACCGGAGTAGCATCATGCACTTCAAAGTAACCTACACTTACCGCATCTGCATCTACCTTATCTGTAGCAGGATCTATTATAATAAAATTACCTGCCGCTATATCTCCCTCTTCATTAGGGAGGTCTGGTAGCTTAGAGAGATCTATTAGATTATTAGCAGAGACATTCTCATCATTAAGAACCTCAGAGTAAAATACTTCTGGGTGCCCCATAGCTAAATCATTCTGAAACTCAGCTGTAAGTTGTTTAATAGGCTGTAATTCTTCCCACAGAGAAGTTCCATCTGCTAATATTCCGCCTGCTATGAATTTAATCCAAGTATGATTAGTCTTAAGTTTTCTTAATATGGAGAGCTTAGTAGGATACATGTTAGCTATAAATAAGAACATACAGCCTGTAGGAGACTTAGCCTTCATTAGAGTAGATACCATCCAGTCCTCAAGACTCTCTGACTGTACCGGACTCTTAGCACATTCCTTAGACTGTATATCATCCATTAATATAACATCAGGACGCTCATTACCTAAGTTAAGTCCCCTTACATCAGTCTCTGCTCCAGCTGCTACAAAAGAGATATTTCTACCTCTAAAACCAAATTTCTTAATGGACTGGGTATCTTTAGTTACACCTAACTTCCAATCACCAAAGGTGTTTATTATATTAACTTCTTCTAGCATACCCATTACATCAGCTATTATTGCTTCTGCTTTCTTTGCAGTAGAAGCAATTACTAATATAAACTTACGATCAGTAAATAGTATACAATATACTAGAAATACTTTCATAAGAGTAGTCTTACCGAAACCCCTAGGTAAGCCAAGAGCTAGCTGAGGAAATGTACGGTGCTGATGTATATAGCTTAGTAACCAAGTCCATACAGATTTAAATACAGGAGGAAAGCAATAAGTAAATACTAGAGGCATTAATAATGCAGCTAAAAAATCTAAATCCGCCTTAGCTAGAGCTTGTATCTCATCACTAGAAGCACCAATCTGCTCTACTTCTTCTACCTTAGCTATTGCTTGAGTATTATTCTTTAGCTCAGGAGCTCCAAGAGACTCTAAGAGATCATTCTTATTATACTCCATTCTTAGTCCTCTTCATTCTCTTCTGGGATTACTGTTATAGAACTTATTTCGTTAGTAATAATAGTACCTAAGAGTCTATTTAATACTTTCTTAGCTGCAAGTATATCTGGCTTAGAATATACTACAGGAGTATGCTGCAACGGTTCCTTTCGTATCTTAGCTAAAACATCTGCTAGATTTATATCAGCTCCTCTTTTCCGGTACATTTTTTACCTCGCCATTGCCGCTGTCATGTTCTATAAGAGCTGTACGCTTAGCTTCTGCTTCTTCTACCTGCTTTAATAGATTCCCGCTAGCCATAGTATGAAGTTCCTGCTCTCCTGCTCTGGTAACTTGGTTGTTTATATCTATAGAAAACTTCTCAGCTATAATTGTAGGAAGTATAAGATTAACTATATTCTTCTGATTAGTTACTTGCTCAGGAGCAGATTGTCCTCTTCTCTTAGCATTATTAACTATACTTATAGCTTTTAAAATAGACTCCGGTTTCATTAATAGAGGTAAGCTCTTATCTAGCTTAACTAATAATCTATCTTCTAGCGCATCATATCTTCCGTCTCTTATATTATGTTGCTGTAGAGAAGCATAGCGAAGTTCTGCTACCTTAGCGGCGAAATGTTTCTGAGATAGGAGTTGTGCTATCCTAGAAGGTGTAACTCCTAATGCAGAAGCTACCTGCTCAGCTTGAACTCCACTACCTAATAGCTGCATTGCCCTATCTTCCGTAGAAGATGTTTGGCCACAACTGCCGCTGGCAGGACTAATCTGTTCAAAGTCTTTAGTTTCTTGGCTAGTATCTGCTCCGATATCTGTATCAATGGTGGAAGCAGTACCTCCTAAGGAGGCTAATATAGTTTCTATTGTTTTATTCATGCTACTAGTATATTATATTGCTGCTAAGCGAGGTAGGCGGGGATTGTATATAGTTATTAGCTACTACTATATATAGACTATATCTATTACTACTATATATAGTTTCTATCTAAGATAGGTATGTATATCTATAAAAATTTAGGAATATAAAGTGAGAGTCTTAGGATAAGGCCTCGCGCGAAAATCAAAAAGGCTTCCTACCCCCTCCCTAATAATAAGAATGAGAGGGAGAGAGATAATGATAGCGGTAGTACGAATGATAATGATTGCTATTTAGATTAGCAGCTGCGCTATGGTTGTGATTAATATTCCTACATACATAGGGTATACACAGGGATAGGT